CGTTTGAGTATGTGATGTTGTTTATTTCAACTGAATCCGTAATATTATACCAGTCTTTTGTCCACGGTTTAAGCCCACCTCCACTATATGTCCTAGGAGTATGAAGCCATTTATAAATTATTGTTACTGGTATGCCGTCTATTGAACCGACCATATCTGATAAAGCCCATTGTTCTAGAAAGGCAACTCCAAGCCTGTCAGATAATAATTTCCATCTTGTGAGAATTGAATCCAACCTTTGTCTACCCACAGCGTCTGCATCACCCACAGGGTTCCTCCATAGTAACGACAAAACAGAACGTGCGGGATACCCGTCACTCCTGCCATTCGAAATAGATTTACGAAGAAACTCATCGCGAGTCTTTGATATATAAAATTTCCTTGGGTTGACATCAAAATTGAAATTGTTTATGGCCAACCATAACATGACACATTCTTTCTTTGTGGGAGTTTGTATGTGATCATCATCACCCTGAGCACAATACGAAGTTAGATTAATAGGCTGTCCATGCAGCTCACACCATACTTTAGCTGTCTCTAGTGTAGCTAAATTTAAGATCGTATCCATAAAAGCAGTCCAGTACCAACCGCTCATCACGCCATTCTTAATTTCTAACTTCCGTACTAAATTATTTCTTTTGATCACTAAAGTTCCACCATCCAAACTATATCTTAATAACTCCAATGCAGCGACCAATTCCTGTCCATGTGTACCTGCTGCATATAATTTAGCCTTTTCGATCAAAACATCCAATACTATCAGTACTTGCTTCAAAGTCTGATTTTGATCAAAACCAGACTGATCCAAAGGCATACGCCAACCATGTATTATTGTCATCCTTTCCCAAAATCTAACTCTCTGTTCGGTTGACATCCATAAAGTAGATCTAGCGTCCTCAAAAAAGTAAGATGACAACCAATTATCACTTATATACTTCATCATCAAGTATGTAGCCATATCAGAACCAACTACACCTCTTGATTTTGTGGCTTCTCTCTTAATAAACATTGAAGCCATTTGTTTTCTCTTCCTCCAAAATAAATGTTTTAAAGAAGCCAGACTATTATTCCATGCAAAATTCCATTTTGTTTTATTATATTGTTTGTCAGTAATTCCTTCATCACTAAAACTGGCACCAGTACCACCCCACTTCGTCCTATCGCTAAGCCAATCTGATACACTGTTCTCAACATTCTTTGCGGAGTTAATGTTGTTAAAAACCGTGTTCACGGATTTTTTAAATATTTCATAGAACATATCCTCTGAACCGTCAAACTCATGTGTTTTAGGCGATACCCAATTAATTCCCGATTCTACTAAAGCATCAAATTCGAGATCTGGTCTATAATCCTGTAATCTAGTTATATGTACAAGTAGTCTCCAATCAATATCCATGACTTCACCACATAGAAATGCTTTATCACTTAGTTTTTTGGCTAAATCCATATCAAAAAACACGTATTCTAGTCCCCACTTAGTAACAAATTCTGATTTACCAATGTGAGATAAAATCTTAAGGTAAAGTCCGGCAGCTAAAGACACATCTGCGTTTCCATAATCAGTAAGTTCATAATCAAATCTAAATCTTCTCCTACGTCTAGATTCCTCACTTAACTGTTCGTCAAAGTAAGATGAAGGTTTTCTTTTATTTACATCATTTCTTCTTTTTAATTTTTCTATTTGTGTTTTATAGTATTTTACAAAAATTATTGATAGGGATTTTAGTCGTATTATTTGGTGCCCTTTTTGTAACCGTTTCATCGCGT